CCTGATGGACGTATAATCTCAAGAGAAATATTCTCTAATTTAACAGACGAAGACGCTGCTAAGGTATTCGCGTTTATTAAACAGAGGATTCCTGAAGCGCAATTTCAGGTAGAGAACTCCCCAGCATCGCCGGACAAATCTACTAAACCCACAACTGGAGGTACTAGTTAGTTACTTTAAACTAGGGATTTCTATGAGTAAATACGAAACTCCTGATATCGTACAGCCAAAACAAACTTATTTATATGAATTAGATGCAGATAGACTAGTTACTTGGAATCTGCGATTAAACAATAATGGTAGAAAAATAATTTCAAGAATGAATTCTGATAACCATCATCTGTTGTTAACACATGTTGGATTTAATTGGTTTAGAAATATGGGAGCTGTTTCTGTTCAATTGCCAAGTAATAATGATGTAAAAAAGAAACCGATTACTGATATCAATAGGATATTATGTGAACGATTAGCACAAGAAAAGTTTTATAAATTAGTTGATCTTACAAAATATGATAATGAGGTGGCTAAAATGTATGCTAAACCTGAGAATATTACATTTAGATCTGATTTTACCGCTAAGAATTATTTTACTGTATTGAATGGTTATGGTCATAATAGAGATAAAACAATAGAAACTATGTTGTTGCAGAAATTTTTAGCTATTGTGGAACAATACTTGGGACCTTGGTTGAGTGATCCTGTGTTTGATTTTAATTTTGAAGAGTTTTTGGAATCTGGTAAATGGTTGACTCACATTAAGACGAATTCGAATAGTGGTTATCCTTATAATGTGCATCAGTCAAAAGAATTAATGACTAGGTTTATTAAGCAAGCTGTCTTAGTATTTAATAAGTATAAATTGGATGGAAAAATAGAATGGAGGAAGCTACCTTTTGAAATGGGATATAGAACGGAAAGAAAAGGAAAACATCGAGTTATTTGTATGGCGCCAACTATTGAAAAATTACTATCGAGTACCGTTGCTACTTTTCTTGATCTCAGAGCTGATACTTTGCCTTTTAATTTACCACGAAAATATGGAGATTTTAAGAATATAGCTGAGTTATTTTATAAAACACCAGGAAATAATTTTATAACTAAGGATTTTGAAGCTTATGATACTTCCATACCATTAGTGTTATTTAGGGAATTGGCTAAATGGTTTAGAACAAAAAATAATACAATGAGTTATTTGTTAGCTTTTGAGTGTGAGTTAATTGTTAATGCCTATATGGTTGTTGGACCTAATAAGTTATTTTGGATTGCGTCTCTTCCTTCTGGCATTGGTGTAACACAATTTATTGGATCATTAATTCATTGGGCTGTTGATTTAGTTTGCGGTTTAATTTATGTTCTAGCATTATATCAATCTGATGATAATATGGGAATTACTAATTTAACTGATAAAGAAGCGCAAACTTGTTTTGATATGATAGAAAAACAATTTGGTATGACTATATCACCATTAGGTAAAAAATCTTCTTTTCATCCCTATGTTGGAAAATTTTTACAAAAAGTAATCAATCGTCAAGATAAAACATATTATAATCATGAACAACGTGCTTTTACTAATGGTTTGTTTAGAGAAAGAGAATTATCTGATGATACGTTATTTGATTTAATATTCAATGAGAAAGATGATAAAACTGCTA